CAAAGAGTTCTCTAAATTTTTTAGTAATTTTTGTAAACATAATCAAGTCTACCTAGTTACAGGTAGTGACAGAGATAAAACTCTTGATCAGTTGGGTAAGACTTTATATAATAAATGTAAAAGAGTATACAACTGTTCTGGCAACAGTGTTTGGGAGAAGACCAAGAACGTTTACACAAGCGAGTGGTCTTGTCCCTTTGTGTTATCAACATACTTAGAACTAGAATTGAATGCTAGTAAGTTCCCATTGAGAACTGGTAAACATGTTGAAACAAGACCGGGGTGTATAAATTTTAGTGTCATAGGTAGAAATGCAACCTTTCCTGAGAGAGATCAATATGTTGCATGGGATCAAAAGACTGAGGAAAGAGATAAATTAGCACAGAGTATTAGAAGATTGTTCCCTGATCTTAGTGTCACAGTTGGTGGTGAGACAGGTCTAGACATAGCACCAAAGGGACATGACAAGTCTCAGATATTACAAGACTTTGAGACTCATGATACTATAACTTTCTTTGGAGACAAGACCTTCGTAGGGGGAAATGATTATAGTATTGCTCATGCTATTATAACTAATGAACGTGGAACAGTTCATCAAGTCAGTGACTACAATGAGACTTGGGAGATTTTGAAGTCAAAGTATACATAGTTATAATACTATAAGTACAATGGACCCAGATGACAAGGACAAACTGATCCCATGTGACTGCGACGGTCTAGACTACGAGATCGATTACTTTGAACTAAAAGATGAAAACACAGAGTGCGAAAGCGAAGGGTAGGAGACTACAACAATGGGTGAGAGATATGCTCATTGAACATAGGAACGTACACCCTGAAGATATTGAGTCCAGAAGTATGGGTGCAGGTGGGGAAGACCTGATAATGGCAAGAGATGCTAGACAAAAGTTCCCTTTTAGTGTAGAATGTAAGAACCAAGAGAAACTCAATGTTTGGGATGCATATCAGCAGGCAGTTGAAAACTCTGGTGATTATGAACCCATACTTGTCATGAAGAAAAATGGAAAGAAACCATTGGTCGTCTTGGACGCGGAAAACTTTATCAGATCCCAACGCTGATATGAGTGATTGGCGGTACTCAGATGCGAGAATGAAACTAAGGCAGGAAGTATTTCGTGCCCTCACACCATACTTGGATCAGCACTGTAGACATGTCTACGAGTTCTGTAATCTCTGGGTTGAACTAGGAGATCCATCCTATAAATCTATAGAGGATGCTTTCCAAGATTATCTACTACAAAATTTAGAAAACTCTTATGCAAAAAGTAATTAATGTACTTGCTGTTACGTCTTTCGTTGTATCTGGTGCCGTTGTTGGTAGTGGTATATACGTATATGTCAACAGAGCGTCCATACTTGATGGAATTAAATCAAAAGTTATGGACAGTGTTACAGGGAATCTTCCCGGTGCTCTTGGTAGCATCGTTCCTGATATGATTCCTGATGCCACAGGACCTGTTCTACCTACTCCTCCAGTTGGAGGTTTCTAATTCCTATATACTAAATAGACACACTATTTGGTATGGAAAAGAAGGAAGTCAAGGAAGAGAAGAAAGGTCTTCTCAATAAAATAAAAGAAGGTGCTGAAGATCACGAGGACCAACTCGCGATACTCAGCACTTTTGTTCGTTTGGGTATACTGGTATGGTCTGGTGCTATACTAACACTTGCATACGTCAAGTTACCACCTTCATTGAATATACCAGAACAGAAACTCGATCCGACCTTCATAGCTTCGGTCTTTACAGGAGTTCTAGCAACGTTTGGGGCACAGGTTGGGAGTAAAAAGAATGGTGCAAATGGTGGTGCCGGTGCTAATATAAGTAAGAAAGATATGGAATACCTTATCGAGAAGGCATCACAGACTGCTCCTGCACAAGTGGTTCGTATCGAACAAGGACCTGTCAAAATTGTCCCTGACAATAAGTAATCATGAAAGGTAAAATTTTTGCTGGTGCACTCGGAGGAGTGGTGGGTTTGGCACACATAGGATTCATGGCAACATATCTTAGTAAAGATAAGTTACCATCATTTGATTTACCTGTTGGTCCATATACATCATATGTGATACAGGCAGACAAAGAGCAATATAAAATTAGTTACAGATCAGATGACCCTGCTAAGTTCTACATCACTACCGACATCAAGAAGAAGTCAGGTTTCTTAGGACTAGGAAATGATAAGACACAAATTGTAGAAGAGGTTACATCTACCAGTATCGATAGAGGTTTACAATCAAAAGAGTCATCACCACAATTATCTGATGAACAGATAGCATGTATCAAGGCAGAGGGTAGTGGTGAGAATACAGGTAGACTTGTGGGATCAAGTGTAGGTGCATCAATAGCACCTCAAGTATCTCAGATCCCAATCATAGGTTGGGTTGCAGCAGGATGGGTTACCATGTTCGGTGGCAACAAAGGTGCAGATGTAGGTGGTACAATGTCTAAGTCAATGAACGGGTGTTGAGTCCATAACATTGCTGTTTTCTAACGATATCGGATTATAATATAGAGTGTAGTAAAAAATAACTAACATGCATCACTATTCAGTGGAGTACCATGATAATGGTAACACTCACCTTGAAGTAGGAACCTATGCAAATGATGCTTTTGAAGCAGCATCAAACGTGAAAGAGGATGTTCCATTCCTTAGAGAGCACCCTAATTACGTAGACAAAATTATCATCATGAAACAGTAATGCCAGTTTACCAAGATTACGAAGTTCGTATAAACTTGAACGAACTCATTGAGAAGAGGATCCCATGTTGTGATCTCCTTCATCCAGACCACTGTCTCACAGAGAAGCAAGTGGCGGAAATTGCACATGACATACGAATGGATTTGAACCTCCATGACATATTCAAACAAGTAGATCAACACATCATGAGATATGTTGATGCAGCAGGTATCGATAATAAAGACCACTGGGTAGAACCACATCTACCAGATCTGGAAAGAGACTTACCAGATGAAGAGGGAATATCATTTATGTAAGTATAAATACTTATATGAAACAATTCAATACTTTCATCCTTGATACAACGATTAGTATCTTGGATTACCTTTACAAAGGTAGAGACTTTCAAAGATTTTGGGTGCTTGAGGTGATTGCTCGTGCACCCTATTTTTCTTTTATATCGGTGTTACATCTCCGTGAGTCACTTGGATTACGGGATAAGGAACATATATATTTGATGAAGGAACATTTCTATCAGGCACTCAATGAAACAGAACATTTGGAAGAGATGGAGACTCGTGGAGGCAATGAGTTTTGGATCGACAGATTCTTCGCTAAACACTTGGTTCTTCTTTATTATTGGATTATGGTTGCTTACTACCTCATTGATCCAATAGATGCTTATGATATCAATATGAAGATCGAGAAGCATGCTTACGAAACATATACTAAATACCTTGCATATCATCCTGACGATAAAAGAATCGCCGAAATTGCACAGGATGAATTAGATCATGCTAAAGAATTGCAAGAGGCGATGACCCTTATCAATGGAAGTACCTGAGATTGAAGTAAGAGGAATAGAGATACCATATGTGCAACCCACATGGGTCAACTCTCCTTTCGTGTCAATCCCTAAAGTACCTTCAATAACTGAGACCATATACATTGGTGTGCCTATCATCAACATACCGGGGTGTGTAGAGGCACATAAAGATGGTAAAAAGAATAGGGTTCTAAAGGATGATGACCCCAAAGGAACACAGGTTTTCTGTGATGCTGACACTCCATCATTCGATCCTATTGAATATACACCAGAAGATCTGATAATAGTAAAGGAGGCACCACCTCCACCAGTAGCGAACACGGAGCAACCAGACCTTGAAACTCCTCCAATACCTGAGATACCAACGAACACTGGATCTGAAGAGGTTACCAACACCGAAGAGCAACAGTCAACTTGGGTTGAAGAGTATCTACCTTCTCCCGCCGAGGTAAGTACAACTGCATCTATTGCAGTGATAGCAACCGGTGCTGCAGCAGCAACACCCCTACTGCTTAGAGTAGTGAAACCTGCGGTCAAAGCATTAATAAAAAAAATTCAGAAGGCACTTGGTAAAGAACCTCCTAAACTATCGATGTCTGAGATACAAACTAATAAGTATAGAGAAAAGAAAGGTCTTACTCCTTTGAAGCGGAAGAAGAAGTCCCAATAGATATTTCTTTTAGATCATCTGCACCACCATTAGGTATTGAGTGTGAGTGGTCTTTTATAGTATTCACACCATTTACTACGACATCAGCACATATACTAGAATAAGGTGAACTAGGATGAAATGTAATACCAGATTTCATCAACTCTCCACAGTTTTTCAGACGAGCAAGTTCAAAGTCTAATCTCTTATTGGCGGTCAACTGTGCACGATATTCATTGTGTAATGTTGCTGCTTCTTTACACATCGCCTGTGCTTTTCTATCTAATGAAAAACTCATGGTTGCAGAGAATCCAAGATTTATATTTTGATTTGATTTCTGTCCAGTTCTAACTGGTTTATAGAATAAAATTTCACCGGGGTGATCAGGCACACCGTCATCATTGGCGTCTAGATTGTTGTACACGGGATCCATCCAATAATCTTCGTAAGGATCGGTCCATGATCCTGTTCTGGTAACATATGGTGTAATATTGGCGGTAGGAACTTGACAAGATATACCATCACCGAAGGTGTTAGTCATATAAGGACCTTGTAAAACCTGTATTGCCTGATTGGTCACTGATCCAGATGAGTTGGCGACTGGATTTGCAGTAGCAGAAACCCCTCCTATATCAGATGCATAGGATGGGGTTACAGTATAAGGTATTGTTATAGCACTAAG